AGTTTAGAACTTTAGTCCTAATAGTATCAATACCATTTTCATCTGAAGCGTTGATATATAGATATTGAGCTTCAAGAATATCACTAACAATAACTTTAGCTAGAGTTGTCTTACCAACTCCAGGTGACCCAACTAATAGTAAGTTAGGTAAGTTACCTGTTTCCTTAACTCGATCGAAATAAGACCTCTTATCATCAGAGAGTACAATATCATCTAATGTTGTTGGCCTATATCTCTCTACCCAGATGTCAGTAATATCCATTATGCTCCTCCTGTTGAACCAAAACCATCTTCCCCGCGATCTGTATCAGATACTTCATCAGTAAATGATACCGCGCTGTCAATATTTTGGTATACAGCAATTTGAGCTACTCCAGAACTCTTAGGTATAATTACATCTTTATCTCCAAAGTTATAAAGCTTAACCCCGAGATCACCTCTGTAAGGATTATCAATTACTCCTAGATGGGGTTGTAGACTATGCTTAAAACCAAGACCAGACCGAGGTTCAATTCTAAACCAATAACCAGGAGTAATATCTGCAAGAGTTAGACCCACTGGTACTACAGCACTACCTTTTGCAGGAATAGAAGTATCTTCCACAGCAAATAAATCATAACCAGTATCTCCAGTTTTAGAGTCTGGATGCGCTTTGCGAGGAAGGATTGCATCGTCATTTGTTTTCTTAAATTTAATTTCACAAGCTGGAGAACTCTGCCAGTTAGAAACCCATTTAGTATTATTGTTATCACTCATATCAAAATCTATTATATATTTTCCTTAACAGTAATCAAGTTGTTATTTCAGCCATCCTCTCTTAAATACTCCTATGGATGAAGCTAACGATATTATAGCACAGCTTAAAGAAATTCCAAAAGAAGCAAAACAGATAACTAATAAACAAGAGTTAGAGCCTTTAGAAAAAGAAAAGGTGGAACAGTTTATTATAGACCAATCTGCAAAACTTATTCAGGATAGTATGGAAATGATTAACAATATGAAAGAAGTTGTTTTTCATGTTCCAGATTCAGATAACGTATCTTCTTTAGCTGAGTTAATTAAAGCATCTACTGGGGCAATAGAAACTCTCAATAAACTTGTAACGCAGGATAAGAAATCTCAAACTCAAATACAAGTAAAGCATATGGATATTCAATCTAAGCAGGTATTACAAGATAGTGAGCAAGAGCATAAATTAAAAATATCTCGTGAAGATGTTTTAAAAAAACTTATAGACGGTAAAGATGTAATAAATGTAGATACACAAGAACTACCCGAGTAAATCCTCTGTATTGAATTTTTTATCTTCTTGTACTTTATTACCTAGTGTATCAACCTTTACTTCAGTACCTTCTACATCTTGAGAGAAAGTTACAGGTACAACATATTGTATATTGTTTAGTTTGTGATTAAAAACATATAACAGGACTTCATACAAATTACCGATATAGTCAGCTACCAGTTCTAGTAGCTCGGGTTTGTTTTCTGTAATTCTCTGTAAGTGTAAATAATCTGTAGTCAAGTTAGTACCATGAGCAGAGTCTTGTTGTGATCCGTCATAAATTTTATTTATGTTTTGACTAAACAAGCTATTTACTTTTGTACTAGAATTTAATAATACAGATTGTATACTTACGTTGAGCTTATCTTGCATTAATGGTACTAGTGGACTAGGTATTGCAGAATCAAACTCAATATCATCTACTGTAGTATATCTTGCACTCACGTTCTCATCTTGTCTAAATATATTACTTATACTATCGCTAAAGTTTTGTAATATTGTATCTTCGACATTAATCAAACTCTTAAGTTCTTCCTTTACCTTAGGATGAGTCGCTTCATATTTATCAATCCAAAATACAATAAATTCTGGTTGTAGTTCTTCTATCTTTGATAAATTATCTTTCCAAAAATTTGCTTCAGATGTTATAGGGTCTACTTTTTGTTTAGTATTGAGATAGTCTATATATAGCTCAAGTTCATCCTTATATGTAGTAAATGCTTTATTATTACTAATAGAATTTATTTGAGAGTCAGCATTACTAGTAAGTCTAGTATTAACTAACTCATGAACTAATGTTTTTGATGGTACTTGACAACTCATTTTAATTCATGGAATTTAGTACAGACAATCTCTGAACCAAAACTATTTTGGGTTAATGTATGTTTATAGCCCACGACGAACCAACCACCGTTGAGCTTATTTGTAACTCGGTTTTTATTATTAGCTTGATAAGTAATATTAATAAAGTTACCAGTATCAATTTCATATATACCTTGAGATCTGAAAGATAACATCGTAGATATATTAATTAAATTTTTAAATATAATATTTCTTCCCTCGTATCTTGCAGTCTCAGAATCTGAAGTAGTAGAGTAAAGAGATTTGTAAAAAGTATTATCTGTAATTTTAGGGTTTTCTTCTCTATTCAAGCTTGTACTACTATTAAGTAAATCCGTATTAATATATTTAGTGAGGGATTCTACAGTATTATCGTTTGAAAATAGGTTAAATTTCTTTTTATTAAAATTGTAGTTAATAACTTTGTAGTTAATTATATTCTCTAACGTGTGTTTTGCGTTTTCGTTATATATATTATAATCTGTTACCCTCACGGAATTAACATTTTTTGCATTTTCAGAAGGAGCATCTTCTGTAGTTAATAAGAAATTTCCTCCATAGTTATTTTCATAATTATTCGTAAGATAATCTTCATACATGCTCTTTATACTGACTAAATTAAACCTATTGTCTCTTTGCAGTAAATATAAAAAGTTATTCTCATCATCTAAAGCTTTATCTAGCAAAAAATTTAAACTATCTAAAGAGGTATCGGAATAGTTAGATGTAAAGCTTGTTTTATTCGAAGTCTTGTGCCATTGCTCTTTATTTATAATATCCTCATCAAAATTATTTTTAAGGACCTTTTCTATTGCTTTATCAATTTCTACTCCTCTATCTTTATCAGACAGTTGAGTTGTATCTCCGTTTAATAATTCTATAGTAGAAAACGGAGCTTTATTATTTCTTAACATGTGAAGATATATACTTTCAACATAAAAAGTTTTTATCTTATTATTATTTTCTATGTTATTAGACTCATCAATAACAGATAGTAAATAAGTTTTTACTTTAACTTTTCTCTTTATATTTATTATTATAAAGTTTTGACCGGTTTCTAAAAAACTATAATTAAGTTTATACTCTAAATTATCACTACCTAAAACATCAAAATGATTGTTATTGTTTTTGATTTTAAGAGTGCCTTTAACAAAGGGGGAATTTAAGTTTTCTTCTATTACTAAACTAACAAAGTTATCAATTGGTATCGGTAGTTTCGATACTTTATTATAAAAAATAATTTCGAACCCAACTCTCTCTCCATCTATTGTCAAAAAAGAATTGGGGTCTAAAGTATTAGAATTATATGGTTGTAATTTAGGCATTATTAAGTTTGAGTATATTATTTATAATATCATCGACATATTCTTTTTTTATTATCTTCAAAACTGTACCAGGCTGAACAACCGATATAGGATTAGTTATATTGTTTGTCAATAATATAAACCACCATAAATCTTGAGTACTATAGACATCGAAGCTTATTGCTGTATATGGTACTTTGTTAGTTATTGTTTTATTATAAAAAATACCAGGTGATAAGTCCTCCGGGAACTTTACTGTTTTAATTATATTATAAAAATAATATTCATTATTTGTACCAACGTTGAATATATTTTCATACCTAGATTTACTTATCTTAGATAAAGCTTTTATCTCGTTATTTTTTAAGTTTAAATCTACTATTTTCATTATTGTTTAGTTACTGTTACTTTGTTATCCAAACTATCTAAGAATAGATTTTTTGATTCAGGTAATAAACTTTTTAAATTAATGGTAACTTTGAAAGCTTCGGGTATAAGGGTTTTAAATTGTTTTAACTCTAGACTACCATTTTCATCTTGAATATTAATAGATACATCTTTAGGTTGTCTATTACCAATACTTTGAACATTGATAGACGAAATATAACTATACAAATATGTTAATACCCCTGGAACTTGAGCTTTATATATTACTGGTGGATCGAAAAATAACTTATTTCTCCTATTAGGTAGATTCTGATATAATAAAAGGAAAATTAATTCCCAGTTATGCTGATAGCTATTTCCCGTACGGTTATCATGATGACTATCATAAGTATTATCTAGTATTAACTCAAAACTAGTACTGGGTCCTTCTGCAGGGTATGAAAATGCTTTCGCGAAATCCATACCAAATCCCGTAGTAGCAGCGCTCGCAATATCTGCGAATTTGGTTAAAGCATTCCTCGCGAAATCAATTTCTTTTATACTACTACCTAATGCATCACCACCCCAACTATTGGTAACAGTTTTCCATTCTCCTACAAAATAAGGCATTATATATTTAAATTTTGTTGGATATACCCCGTATATATTTTCATAGGATTTCATATAAGAGTTTGATCCGGTATCTATACCTTTACTTATTACATTAGATTCATTTAAAAAACCTCCTATGTCTGTTATGTTTTGACCAATAGAATCTTTGTAGGCTTCAGATTGCTCTGGATTGCCTAATAATGTTTTAATTCTGTCCCTTGCCACACCGAGTAAACTATCATCTGGAATCGACTTTACCAAACCAGTAACTCCCTCTTTAACAGCGTTATGTATGTTTTGTATATTAGAGAAAAAACCGGGTTGAGTTACATAATATTCTCTTAAATGTATAACTGGTATATTACTATCTAAATAACCGTTTTGATTATTTCTTTGAGTTTTAGTCCATTTAAATGACTTTGACACATTAATAATGCCACTACCGATAGTAGGCTCTGGTAATGGAGCCATGGTACTGGTAGATATTTTATTTATTAAGGCGGCGCCTGTAATTTTATCTTTAACCTCTGGGCTTGAATTTAATTTAAAATAGCTACTCATAATTTTATCCTGCTACAGAAATTCTTTGTCTTTCTCCATAATCCATACTTGGACTAGTTACAGATGTATTGTTATTCATAACTACAGGTTGTTGTTGTTGTATAAAGTTTCTCAATTCTTCCGCTAACGACTCAAAAGCTCTTGTATTTCTATCTACTGCATTATTAAAAGTAACTGTCGGTAATGCCTGTTCTTGTTTTTTCTCTGCGGAGCCACTCGTTCCTGGATCTGCAAATTCGTAGTCTTCTAAAATCTCTCTTCTTGCTTGTAACTTGGAAGTGCCTTCTTTGAGAGATCGTTGTTCAATATACTTTCTTCCTTCTGCGGATGATAAAAATTGATTTAAAGCTCCTTTTGATTCATATTTGCTGAAATCTATATTATTTAATTTTCCTATATCGGATAATTTTTTCTGTATTACTTCCTCTGTAAGAGCTTCTTTATTAAGATTTTTCTGTATTTCTAAACGTTCCTTCAGCTTCTCATTTTGCTCATCTATCTTCTTTGCATCTTGATACGTGGAATACGTATCACCTACTTCAGATATTTCCTGCATTGTCGCGGCGATTGTTTTTGATTGATTATTTAAAGCATACCAGGCACGACCGAGCGGGCCTTTTTCGGATAAATCATCTGCAACTTTCTGTAACTCAGCTTTGCGTTCCGCTTCACTCATTGTTAATAAGTTAAATGTATCATATGCCTCGAAACCGACTGATGCTACTGTACCAAGAGGTCCTAGTACTTTACTAAGGCCTCTTGCAGTAGCTCCAAGGCCTTTACCCACTCCTCCAGCTACTCTCGATATAGATGAAGGGGGTTTAGGGGGTTTAATTTTTGATAATCTCTCCGCGATTTTGTTAGAATTAGCTAAATTTTTCTCAGCTTGAGCAGTCCTTTTAATTGTTCTGTCAAGATCTTTTGTTCTTTTATCAAGTACTTCTTTTGTTTTCTTCGTCAATTTTGAATCAGGATTATTTTTATTTACCCGGTCATATTGTCTTCGAGCTCGATCTCTACTTTGCCGAGATTTTGATTCTTTATTTTTAGCATCGTCTAACCGTTTTCCCATCCGTTCTTGAGTAGGAGCCCGCGCAATGCGACTCCTTACCCCTTGGTTTGCACGTCCTAGTAGATTACGACCCTTATTAAGCGCAGCCCCGGTAAATCTACTAGTACCTCTTATGAGATTATTTATAAGACCACCAGTTGCAAGATATGGTGCCATACCCAAACCAAATGTTTTAAACACATCCGCAAAACTAGCACTACCTGTTTGGTTTTCTTTTTTCTCTTTTGACTCACTCGCGGCTTTTTGATTATTATATATATTTTTGGCAATAGATTTATCTTTTTCTATCTCCATGCTTTTATCTCTACGCAAGCCACTAAAATACTTTTTGAACATGTTTTGTTGGCTTTGTAATAGACTTCGAATATCGTCTAGCTTACTAACCATTGTATCAGATGTATTAATATCTGATTTTTTTATATCATTTAATATTTCCTTTGTAGAACTTTGTTTAGCTAGCTGTCTGTGAAGATTCACTAAAGAAGACTTTATACTATTATTACCCGCAATAGAAGTATTAACAGATTTGGTGAGGGATTTCATATCACCCTTTACATTACTCATTTCTTGTAAAAATTGTATATCCATCGCCATATAAAAGTATTTAATTTAAAAGTAAATATTTCATTGACAATAAATAGTATTATAAGATTAATCTTATATAAAAATATCTTAAATTACTAAATAATTATACCATGGCAGATATCAAGCAAACAATACAAGATTTTTATAAGGTTGCGCAAACTAAAGATTTCGCACGGGACTATCAATTTAGGGTGTTAGATGTTTCTAACAAAGGAGCATCTATTTTCACTGAAGATCAGTTAGTTTATGCAACAACGGCTAACATACCCGGTAAAAAAATTAAACCCGTATCAGTACCATATTCTGGGTTTAACTTTAATATACCAGGTCCGGTTGAATACAATCAAACAGCAGCGTTCCCGATTGCATTTTATCTCGACGCTCAAAGCTCAGCGCGAATAGCAATGGAGAATTGGATTCAAGAGACTTTTGATGAAGTAACATCTACTGGCGATCAGACTCTTCATAATGATAGTACTATTACATTAGCTCAACTTGATGGTGAGTTCGAAGTTATTCGTACTTATAAGTTATTTGGTGTGTTCCCAGTCGAAGCCGCAGATGTTTCTTATACTATGAATTCATCAGATGGTGGAATTGTTGATTTCACTGCATCATTTGCGTACCAGTTTTTTAGAAGAGACAATGAAATTGGCCAAGTCTTAAATAAAGTAGGTAAATTACTCTAAATAGAATATAAAAAGGTTGTATCTGCCTCAATGTTGACGTGATAAGTGTTATAAATCTCTTCAGTGAGATTATTGATATGTTTGTTAATAATCTCTAGAGATTTATAGCTTATCACATCATATAATTGATATAGATCTTCTTTTGAGTCCGCAGTAACTTTTTTATCTTGAGAACTGATTTCAATACTTTTAATAAATTTAAAAATGTTATAAAAAATTAGGTCTTTTGTATCAGACTTACATAGTTTTATAGTTTCCGACAAATCCGACATTTTTGGTATATTAAATTCAATATTATATTTTACAGAATTATCTTGAAATGATAATTTTTCCGGGGTTTTAATGCCATCTATATTACCTTTTACTTTTTTATCGACTTCGTCTAAATTAATATCATTATAGATATTGTTTTCTTCTTTACGTACATAAAAAATAGTATAGCAAAAATCAAGATAATTTAAATCTAATGTAGTTCTATCCTTTACAAAATCGATGAGATACTTAGTATACTCGTATATAATCTCACTACTAGTACCTATATCAACTATTTCATTAATACTATTAAGAGAATCAACGCTATACCTTTTTATTTCAATTTCAGTACCATGTACAGGTAATTGCATTCTTAAAATATTATTTTGATTAATAATAGTGAGTATATCTTTAATACTAGTCTCCTGATTTGTCATACAATTCTTTAAGTAATTTATAATAACATATAGATTGTTCAACTGTGATATTATCCAGAGTATCATATCCCATATTACCTTCTTTGCTTAAAATTAGGCGGATTTTTCTCAAATAGTTTATATTATAACAACACGCATAAAAAATAAGTTTATATATATTTGTAGAGTTATATACGAACTGCTCTCTAAAATCTATATTTTTTGTATCCCTTATAACTATTTTGTTGAGTCTAGATATTATGTCACTATGTACAAATCTTTTTATTTTTTTATAACTAGATACTCTTATAGAATTGAGAATGTTTGAATTATCTTCTGTTATAATTGTATTATTTATTTTATGTATACATTCTAGGGTAGGGTCTGTAGAAATTGCAGCACTCGGATATTTAATTTCAATTTTAAAGCCATCTATGTTTTTAGTAAAAAATCGCTTTTGTGGTATATTAGTGAGAAATTCGTTTTTTGATAATAATAAATCTCCTTTAAATTTTTTAGTATTTATTGGAAATGTAAAGTTTTCGTTATTACTATATATTGTGTTTTTTATTGTTTCTATATAATCTATAATATTATAACCTTTAAAAAAATTAAAAACATTATCAATATTATTTACATCTATTTGACTAGTAAGATATTCTATATCATTAAATGTTAGTAAGGACGACATCGTATCTGTTGAATTTCCATTGGATTCTCTGATCTACTAGATTAGAATCAACTGTATATTGATATCTATCTGCGCTCTCAGTATCTACAGGCACACAATCCTTAAATGTATATAATTTTCTTATTATAGATTTTTGAGATGTAAAGAGCCCAGAAGAATTTATTCCTTTACCTAAAAATACAACTTGTACATCTGTATATAAGCTATTATCGAAGCAGCCGTTACGAGCTATCAGTCTTATCCACGGCTTAAAAATTAAATCATTTAAACTTAAGTTAGTATCATAAAAACTAGTTTTTAACCCAGTGGAGTCATATATTCTACCATTGTTTACTGTAATGGGTAAAAACCCGTTTACATTAGAATTATGCTGTATCACGCTAGTACTATTTTTATCATCAGGTATGTCAACTCCAGTTGTAAGAGCTTGAATTTTATTTCTTTGAAAGACTTCTTTAGTTTTAGATATACCTATTCTATTATCATTCGATGTTTCTCCTATCGCTTGATATAGGTCGTCCGTTAATGCATCTGGTATACTATACGATACATAAAATAAATTAGAGTCAGATATTGTGGTGTCAAACTCAAGTAATCGATTATAGAATTCCATTATAATTCCATTACTCGCGTCATTTGTTTGGTATTCTATGCCCCTACTCATTTAAAATATTTATAAAAAAAGCTCGGCTTTCGCCGAGCTTTGCAATGTTATATGAATGGGTTTTTTACTGTCCTACTATTTCTTCAAAGTTAACATCATTGTTAACAGCGTAGAAGTTAACGAGAATAAACTCTGCAGCACGAACTGGTTTCAAGTAGATATCTACTACCAATTCATTATTCTCAATTCTATCGGAAGTATTATTCCTTTCATCACATACAATCAAGTAATCATAAACACCCTCAGTTTGCTTACAATTCTCAAATATAGGTGTTAAAGTATTAACAACCTTTGTACGAGTTAAGAATGTATTCGGCTCGAAGATGAATGACTTGAGAGTTGTTCTTGTACGTTTCTCAAGATCCAAGAACAATCTACGAACATTAACTCGATCGAATGCTGTAGGCTTACGTTGTAATGTCTTTTGACCAAATACAATAATACCTTCATTAGGGAATTGAGTTACAGGATTAATTGCAACTCTGTATAATTGATCTCTTTGACGTTGTGTTGGACTAATCGCAATATCATTTGCTTGAGTAACAATACCTCTTGAATAACCTGCAGGAGCATACCAAGGAGCGAAGTTAGCATCGTTTCTTGCATATAT